TCTTCACCACCAGTTTCTGCTCCAGCATCCCCGGCGCCAAGATCACCGCCGCCTTCGTCGCCGCCACCAAGATCAAGTTCTCCACCTTCTTCGCCACCGCCAAGGTCAAGTCCTCCACCAGCCTCACCGCCTCCAAGATCAAGACCTCCACCAGCACCTGCTTCTCCACCAGCAGCAGCTTCAGCCACCGATTCAAGTGAAGTATCATGCTTACGATCGTAAAATTGTTCACGTTGATTTCTAAGAAACTCTTCATGAGACATACCAAAAATATTGTCTGCCACCCAACGACGTGAAAAATATCCTTCTGTAGCAGAAGCAGCAATATCAAATTTGGTCTTCCAGTGTTCAAGTTCTTGCAATTCGGCAATCTTACTTGGGTTGTTAAGAGACAGTTTGAAGTTTAGTAGATCTTCGCCTCTATAGCCCAAAGTGTAAAGATGAATAATTCCAATCTTTTCTAACTCGTGTAGCACTGAACGCTGTAGGCGTTGGATGGTACGAGCGAATCGTATATCTTTAGTAGCAAGGGTGGTCTTGTCTTCTTGTGCGCCTTCGCCCATGGTCAGGTAAGTCTGTGGAATCTTGATCGCTGAAAACATTTTGTCGCGAAGATATTTAATGTCATCAATTGCAGTTGTGTTCTGACCAGCACCAAGATTTTGAATATCAGTCACAGAGCCTGCACGTACAGGAATATAATAGTCTTCTTCAATTGAAAGCGGATTATAACGAAGATCAACACGTCCTGTATCTTTATCAACAATTGTGTGACGCTTCAACTGGGTAACAATCTTCTGCATGTATTGTTCAACTTCTTGCGGTGGTATCGCGCCAACATCAATCTTAAATACCTTTCTTTCAGATGAACGAACAATACGGTACGCCATCATAGCGTCTTCCATTAGAGTAAGCTGTCTCCAAATACGACGTGCGGGTTCAAGGACAGAAGTACCATATGGAGAATACTTGTCATTACCAAGAATACGGAAGTGAGCAACCTGCCAGTTTTCAAATGTCATTCCAGCAGAGTTCCACTGGTATTGGATGTAGTTTGGGTTTGTAGCATCAAGACCTTCTAGTCTTTCAACTTCTTGCAGGGGCAGAGCTATAGTTGATTGAATTCCATTTTCGTCATCAATATCAAGATAGAGAATAAAGTCTCCGTATTTACACATGGTGCGACACCAACCAAAAAGGTTGTGCTCTATATTCATAACATTATGATATAAAATATTTAAAACTGTTTTGATTTCATCATTACGACATCTAATGTTTAACATAGGCGAGAGTGCTGAAAATGTGGTCATTTCATCTGCATAAATATCCAAAGCAGAAGCTAACTCTGGCATATATTCCATTTGATCAAAATCGATGTAGCGCTCTGACCTGCGTTGATTTGCTATAGCATTAGCAGCAATGGTGTCAAGAGGATTGTAAGACTGTTTTTTGAACTGCTGACCGGACGCTGTTTTAAATCTTGAAGAATATTTATCAAGATGTTGTCTTCGTATTTTACGACCAGATTCTGATCTGTAGCTTATAATTGGTCCAGAAAAAAGTCTAGTTAGAGACTTGAATAACTGCGATTCTCTATTTGCTGGATTTTTACCTTGTTTTGGATTTTGTGGTGCCATTAAATTCTCACTTGATTATCCACATGTATTGGGAATATAAATTTTTTGCTTCATTCATTTTACTAGTATTGTCTTCGCCTGTGTAGCCAATTTGTCCTTTGATTTGGGTGTTTAGAGTGGTTCTGGAAGTCATTATTGAATCTATAAATGCTTTTTGATAATTTAAGTCTCGGGCGTTTGTTTGTAGTGCTGTGTCTCTAACCCAGCAACAAATTGCAAGAGCCATTACCAAGTCATCATTATAGCCTCTCATGGCTTGTGGTTTTCCGTTATACCAAATAAAAGTGCGAAACTCGTTTGCTAAACGTGAAGAATACGTCTTAATTAGTTTGTTTCGTATAAACTCTTCTAGTTTAGCGACAATAAGCGGTCTTGTCTTGCTTGTCGTTGAGAATCCAGCTACCGCCCCCGTTCGGTGTTCACCAAGATGTTGATTAATATATTCATGCGTAGACTTAATAGAATAATAAAGATTTGGATATCCATACTCAATGAGCTTATCTATCACGGTATAACCAATAGAATTGTTTTCTACAACCATCATGGCATTTCCAAATTCTCTACCAACTTGGTTTAGCATATTTGCATACAAGTCGGGAGTAGGCTTGCCCATATATTCGCCAACAATTTCCATTGTTTCAAGTTTTAAAATATGAAATGTGGAACTATCAGCACCATCTCCTCTTGCCACATCAGCAGACATAAGGTAATTGCAAGATGGGTCATACTCTTCCCAAATCCAAAAGTTTCTATCAAAACCAGTTTTATGCTTGGGTTCTTTAATATTCTTAAGAATCCATTCCATATTATCTGGATCGATTACAGTTTCACCTGAAGTGTTGAAGTTGCATTCTAATTCCTGTGCTATCTGTCTTCTAGACATGTTTTTGGTTTCTTTCTTAAACCATTCTTCATCTCTATCTGGATGCACATACCACATCAAAGTGGTAAGGTTGAAGTTGTTTTCTCCACTCTCAGCACCAGTGCAAGTTTTATGAAACCAGTTTCCAACACCATTCGGAGTAGAAATAGCGATACAACGACCACCAGTTGAAAGTGTTGGATACAGACCAGTCCACAAATCTTCAAGACCTTCGATGTGTGCGGCTTCGTCAAGAACAAGAAGAGATAGTGCCTCGGAACGACCAGCATCGCCAGAGGTGGAAGCAGCCTTAATAGAAGAGCCATTAGATAACTCAAAGGACGTGCGGTTGTCGGTTGTAATGTTTGCAATCCTGATCCAGTCAGGAAGGTTCTTCATAATGTTCTTAACTTTACGAACCAAGTTTCCTGCTGTTTCAAACTTGGTTGCCATAACAAGAATAGTCTTATCACGGTGAAACAACATCATCCAAACAATATAGCCAGCGGTAATCGTTGAGATACCTAACTGGCGACCTTTGTTGATGATATTAAAACGATAATCATTGAAGTCATTTAAGAGTTGATCCTGATAATCAAAAGTCTTAAACAACATAAGCCCGTGCATCGGGTGAGAGATGCGGGCATAATTTTTTAGGAAGTAAGAAGGGTCTTTACCACACTTAACAACTTCTTTGAGTATTTGCTTTTTCGTTAATCTTGGCATTCATCATTTTTTAAAAGCAGACATAAGATTGCTAAAAGATTGGGGGCTATAAAGTTCGCTGCCTCTGATTTTATCAATAAGGGCTCTGACCTCCATATCACCACCAGCAAGAGCATCTATTTCTTCTGGAGACATTTTGTCTAATTTAATGCGAGCAGCCATTTTATCCATTAATTTTAATACTGGATCGTCTGTTTCGTATTGCGGCGTGTCGGTTCCTAAAACATCTTCATCTGAAATACCCTCAATATCAGAACCCATATATTCAAGTTCTTCTTTGATAATCTGTTTTAATCTATTTCTTGTAATTTTCATTTCTTTTGTCCTGAATTTTTTGGTCTCTTGTCATTTTTTGGACGAGTTCCAAGACCACCTTGGTCTAAAAACTTTTTCCAATCGGCAGCAAGCCTGTCTTCTGTTGCTTCACCAACAACAGAAACTTCTTCCATACCGCCAATCTTATATTCCATAACAGCAGTAACCCAAGAGCGAACGCGAGATGAATTCTCTACACGAATATCAATTTCTCCCTGCTTGGTTAGCGAAGGAGTAGATCCTGTAATCTTACGTGATTCTTTTTTAAGGAATTTAATGATTTCGTTCATTTGTGATTCGACATCAGATTCAAAACCGTTAGCATATACTTCCTTAAGTCTCACTTCTGACATATATGAAAGACGCATGATATTGCCATGAAACTTAACATTGAAGCCATCCATAACACGCTTGTCAACAAGAGGGTCGCCTTCTTCTCTTTTTAAACCAGCCTTGATGGGTTCGCCATCTTCTGTAATTGCGCCATCGTAGGCATTTGCTGCGGCCTGTGATAAGCCTTGAACGATTTCATAAACTGTTGCCATTATAGTGTTCCTTTAAAATAAATAGTTGGTTTTTATTTTACCATTCTTTGTTGAATTAGTTTCATAGCTCTCTCTAAAAAAGACCTATGTTGTAATAAATCAACTCCTTCTCTTGCTGCAAGATCTGAAATAAACTTTTCAAGTGCTTCACTACGTTCGTCATAAGCGCGTGTTGTATCTTCACTAATCTTTTTCTGTTCTTCTAAGTCTTTGGTTAGTTGTGC